GCGTGATCTGTGACTTTCTTTTCAACCCTGCATTGGAAGCGTAGCTTCTCCATGGCTTGATCTCCTTAAATTCTCGATGGGATGAAGATTGTATTGATCGACCCAATAGGTCGGCTGATCGCGTCTGCGCCATTTCTGATTCTTAGCAATTGCCACCGGAATCCAACCCTTCAGCACATAATTCGGGCTCTTGCCTGTGACAAGGATGGCGATGTCTGTGTTGCGATCGCTGTCGTAGATAATGAGTGATCCGGCGTCATACTTTGTCCATTTGACTTCGATGATTGATCCGACATCGGCTGTTCGCTTAAATCGAGAAGCTCTTGGATTGAAGTCTTGAATGCCGAAATACTTCGCCACAGCAAATTCAGCACCAATGGATTCAGCCACTTCCAAGATGTAATCGTGAAAGTTCAACTGTTTGTTGTATCGGCTTGCATGATCCGGATGACCGTCAATCTCTTCCACGCGCTCGATGGCGACGCGAGCTGCGTCCCACTCTTGCTCACGCGATATCTTCATCCTCATTTACACGCCTCACAAAACCACATGATTTTGAGCCCGTCAGCTTCTTGATAGCGCCCAAATTCTTTCGATTGCCACCTTTGGCATTTATCGCACCAATCAATCGAGATTGGCTGTGGATCTGTCGTTACTGTGCCATCGATGTGGAATGTCATTGATTCGCCGTTCGGCTTTTGTATGTACATCTCGCCCATGACTAGAGCTGCACTTTCCAAGTGCCGTCCGAAGCTAGTACATACCAAATCGGAGAGCATTGATTTGCCTTCACCTTCTCGGTGCAGACATGTCCGCGATATGGCTTGCCCGTTTTGGCTGTGCCTTCTTTGAGAAGCATGTGCCCATGTGCGCAAATTGGAGACTCTGAGATCAGCTCTCCGCCAAGCTTTGATTCAATCTCTTGGACGGCTTGCTTGGCTGTTGTGAATCCATCTTCCCAAATTGGCTTTGACCACGGATCATCCTCGACAAATGCTTTTGGCATGTGCTCGACTTGCTCCATATTTTCACGACTTGGCTTCTCGTCTGTACCCAAGACCACGGAAGCGCAGCGACCAATGGCGCTTGAGACCGTGTCTTCGACATACCATCGTTTCATTTGGGCGTTATACGCTCCAACCATTCCGTGAGCGTAATCGATCGCCGCCGGCTTCTCGTCTTCGTAATGACGAAAGATCCTGCACTCGATAAGGATGAAGCCTTTCTCAGGCTGCCAATCGATGATCGATGTCTCGATGCGATTCGTTGGAAAAGTGGCGTGGAGTCTCTTGACCTTTTGATTGACCGTCTCGTAATTGTCCAGGAATCCCATTAGTCTCTGTACTCCGCATTTCTACGACCGGCAATCTTGCCGCGGATATAGCCTTCGCGCTTGCCTTCTTTGAGTCCTAGTGTGTAACCGCCTGTAAAGCCGCTAAGAATGCCCAATAGCATCCACATGGCAACTTCCTGAAATGCGTACATATTTGCTCCCGTTCATGGAAGCGAATCTCGCTCCCTGCCTAAAGAGTGAAGCAAAAGTCTGACAAAATCAAGATTCAGGCGTGGATTTCGGCGTGTCTTCCCCGCTTTTCACCTTGTCTTTGAGTCCGTTGGATGCGAGTACAGATCCGAGAGATCCTGTCAAGAAAATCGTTAGGGTCGTCAGAAGCTCGATGAATGCTCGATCGTTGGGTGCTTGATCGCCAAGCGGCTGAGTGACGAAGATGAGAGCGTAAAGCATGCCAGCGACGGAGAACATGAAAGTGAGCGCCAAAGCGACTCCGATGAAGACGATGAGTCTTGCTTTCAGCTGCTCATTACTTAATCGTCTTTGATGTAAACCCATTTGGATCTTCTCCATAGATGTCTTCGGTGCAGACTCCCGTCGCTTTACATTGCGGCGGATTGCACTCCGGCTTTTTCCAATTTTCAAATTCTTGGCATTCGTATCGCGTATAACCTTGATACACGCTGCAACCGCACAGCCCTAGCACAAGACCCATCGCTAAAGCTGTGCGGAGTAGCGCCCGAGTCACTTCCCCTTTGACCCGAAAGCTGTGTCGTTAGGGTTCAAGTATCGCAAGACGACCGGAAGCACGGCAGCAAGCCCCGCTCCGGCGATAGCCTTTGGATCTGAATTGCCTGACATGTACACGGCGATTCCCGCCGCTAAGAATGAACGCGCCCAAGACGCTGCGATTGCTTTAAAATCTTTCATTTCTTTTTCTTCTCCTTTTTACCTTTTGCCGGATGAGCTTCGATGATTGGATACTCGCCTTTGTATGGCACATACTTGGGACGACCAAAGCCGACCACTTCTTTGCCAACTGTGCGAGTCTTCACCATTACCATTCCGCCATTGCGTTGATCGCCGCTGCCGGATGTATTGCCTTCGATGGTAACTATCGACTTGCCATCGATTGCCGCGACGATTCCCACATGTGAAATCCGATCGACTCCGTCATGTGGAAAATCCATGAATGCAAGATCACCGATTGCCGGTGTCTCGCTCCATCGAGAAATCTCCTTAAACTTATGAGCTCCCACAGCTGTGGAGACGACCGAGTGAACCTTGACTCCTGCCTGTGCAAGTACCCAATTGCAGAATGATCCGCACCACGGCAAGCCATTGGCTTTTGTAAATTCGCCGTACTTTGTCAGATTGTCGCCTTCTTCGATTGTGCCGATTTCGGCTTTGGCAATCTCAAGAGCGAGCGCGGCTGTACCTTTTGGATATGTCATTTGCCCAATGTCAATCCGTCAGGAATTGGCTTTGTGTATTCCCATTTTTCAAGATACACAATTCCATCCCCGTCATCTTTAAGAACAATTAAACCTTTGGGCGGCATGAAGTCCGCATCTGTTAATTCAGGATAAGCGGCTGTAATTGTCTCGTACATTTATGCTCCTAAATATTCCATAGAAAAGACTGTTGCAGATGTAGTCCAGTTTGCGCCCAAGTTGCCGCCATTATTTTGCCAGCATGCCATTTTGACATAATCGCCCACGGACAAATCCACGATGGTGCTTAGACAAGCATCGGCGTCCGAATTTGATATGTTTTGGTAAGTGTTTAAATCCGCAACTGTTGTGTTTTTGTAGATATAAACTTGACGAATTCCATTGACGCCACCAGCAAAGCTCATCTTTGCGATGACAAGATATTTTCCCGCTTTACCGGCGGGCACAGTTAAACGATCTGTATTTGTACTCGTACTGTGAAAACCATCTGTGTCAAAAGTCTCCGAGTCAAAAGTCAAATCTGTAACTGTCGCATTTGAGATTGTTTGTCCGCTTGATTTAAACACTCGAACGCCTGAAAATGTTGGAGTGCTTGCAGCCGCCGCCCATTTTAAGCCCGTCGCTTCAGCTGAATCGGCTGTCAAGACATATCCATTTGTCCCGACAGCTAACCGCGCCGGAGTATCTGCACCCGTCGCAGCAATCAAATCACCTTTTGCATCTACGATTGCATTTTGAATTGCATTGGAGTCATCCTGCGCCACCCAAGTGAAATCGAGATCTGTACCCGATGCCTTTGAGAGCACTTGTCCAGTCGTGCCACCTTTAAGATCTACGAAAGACGCATCAATGCCATCTCCAAGAGTCTCAATTGCGGTTGCGCCATCTTTGACCAAATCGGTCGAAGTTGGGACAGTCCACCCAAAATTCGGCGTTGTCGTTGCCATGTTGTCTCCTTTAAGCGACGATGAAAGCGTCGTCCCAGATAAGTGTATTCGATAAGGTATTCCAAGACTCTGCGCCACTCACATCGTTCCACTTCATTGCCTGAAGCGAAAATTCGGTTGGAGTCAGATACATGGAAAGCGTGAGTGAATTGATGCCGGCTTGGAATTGCCAGCCTTCGACAAATCCTTGAAATTTCGTTCCCATATTGTTGGGCAGATTGTTGATTGTGACAGGCATTCCCATAAAGACGCCGAGCATATTGTCACGATCAGAATCATCGATTTCAGGTGATCCGATTGGGAATGAAATCTGATTGAAATTGGCTCTTGGATAGGCTCGAAGCGCTAAATAGAAAGCGGCTTGGGAAATGGCATCGGCTTCATTTTCAAGCGTCGTTTGAATCGATTGAGCCAAAGCGCCGTAAATATCAATGGAAGCTTGATCGGAATCCGAGACTTGTTGATTGTTCTTGTACTTGACCGTGACGGAATTTCGGACATCGCCGGATCTAGTCGCCAATTGAAGACCCGATGCAAAAGCGTCATTGGCGCTTAAATCGATGTATCCGTTGGTGGCAAGATATGAGCTGCGGTGAGTGCTGTCAGCATAGGAAATTTGACCATAAGCATTCTCATACAAATAACCCAATCCTGAATTGGCTAAAGCTGCCACCAAAGAGTACGCATCGGTCACATCGGCGCTTCGAGCCGTCAATTCATAGTTGCCAGCATCAATCTCGCCGAGCCCTGAATTCTCAGCATTTGCCCAAGTAGTCGTTGGGTTATATCCAGCCCATGTCAAAGCTGCCGGCACTTCATTCCAAGATCCGAAGAGAATGCCTTCCAAAATGGAATAAATCTGTTCGCCGTCTAATTCTTTGGCTAAGACTCCTTCTGTGAGCACTTTTGGAAGCCGTGAGAGCGCCCCTAGAGCCGTGATGGAGATTGTCTGAGTCACTCCAATCGACCCACCGGATTGGACGCCGATGATGATGTCTGTGATTGAGCCACCAAATAGGGCAATCGGATCACCATTTGAATCATCGACAAAGACGGTCACGCCTGAATTGATTGTGGGATTGATTCCTGAATCGTCAAGATTGATGAGAGTCAGATTTAAGTATCCGGCAATGGCTTGCGTGTAGATGTCATTTCTGCCCGAGCTGATTGTCAGATTTGAAAGAGCCACATCTTTGTACTCAATGCCATCGATTTCAATGCTCCAAGTAGGTGACCAAATGCTCATACAAATGACAATCTATTCGCGCCCAAAGTGCCGCGAGCATTTGAGCGATTCAAGACATCGACGATTGTGCGCGCTGTGCCTTCGGCGTCAATTGCGCCGTTCACGGTGATATTGATTGTTGATCCACCAATGCCGCCATTTGGTACGATTGTGCCGTTGGAGCTAGGGACGAACATTTCCGCGCCCTGCTCTCCTACGACATAAGCCTTCCCCGCTGTAACGCTGCCGCCCGCTGCACGGAAGCCACCGAAAGCGCCGGAGATAGCGTTTGAGATTCCTTTGACAGCCGGATTGTTAGCCACAAGCGAAATCAATGTGCGGATCGCTCCGACCACGGAATTGATGATCCCGAAGAGAGTTTGGAATCCGCTGATAAGAGTTCCCACCACATTGATGACGACTCCGAGAGCGATGCCGATTCCCTGAATCGCAAGCTTTAAGACGCCGCCCATGAATGGCGCGACGAAGTCTTTAAGGAATTTAAAGAGCGCAATGAATTGCTCTTTGTTACCCATGACCGCGTCTTTGATTTGATCGAAAGCGAATTTGATGCCTTCGAGTACAGGCTGAAAGATTGAAACAAGCAATTCGATGACGCTCTCAAATGTGCCCTTGAGCCCATCTGTGCCGCCGATTGAATTGATGAATTGTGAGATTGTCGGAATGACTTTGTTCACGACGGTGTCAATCATTGGAGTGATTGCATCGAGTACGAATGATCCGATTGTCTCCTTGCCTTCATCGAAAGCGACTTGAAGACGAGCCATCTTGCCGGCAAATGTGTCAGCTTGTGCGGATGCTTGTCCGCCGAAAGTATTTGCAAGAGAAGCTGTGATCTCATCGAGAGACATCGTCTTGAGCTGTGCCGATGTGAGTCCGACGCCTAGCTTGGACAAAGATGCTGTGTTGCCTTCAGCTGCCTTCGCCATCGCATTGGTGACAGCTTCGAGAGATTTGCCCGAACCGGCTGAGACATCGAGCGCCACTTGCTGAAGCTTGAGAGCCTCTTCGGAATTCTTAGTCGCACGGACAAAGCGTTCAAAGCTTGGACGAAGCTCATCGTCTGTTTTGCCTGTTAGTAGCGAAGTCTTAAGGATCTGATCTTCGACGGCTTTGATTTGAGCGTCGGTTGCATTTGTAACATTTTGTAATGTGAGAGCAAGCTTTTCTTGTGCCTGTTCGTCCGCGATTGCAGATTCGACGCCTTGCTTGAGAAGTACCGCGCTGTACGCGAGCGCAGCTGCGCCGGCGACGGCAAATGCCGCTCCTGCCGCCTTGCCAAATTTTCCAATCTTAGATCCGAAGCCTTCGACTTCATCGGTTGCACCTTTGACGCCGCGCTTAAGTTCATCGAAGTCAGCGTCAAAAGTAATCTTGACTTTTGGAATTCCTGCCATTAGTCGAGCCCCGCTTTCTTCACTACATCTTGAACCATCTGAGCATATTCACGCGCCACAATTGGCACATAGAAATCAACCGCCGGAGTGATCCAATAGCCGCGCGGATTCTTTGAAGCTTTGAATCTGTCTGTGTATCGACGCCCGATGCTATCGAGTCCAGGGTGCGATCCGAATTCTGTTCCCCAAAGTAACGCACCCGCCGGCGCAGCTTGCTGCCGTACCTTGTTGCCCTTGCCTGACTTTGAAGCTTCGCCGCCGTACTTGCGACCGACCTTC